CGACTATTGTTGCTCCTGATCTCGCTGGAGCGATGAAGTCTGGTGCCGAGACTGAGACACAGCATTCTGAAAAGAGTTTGAAGGACGCTCTTGAGAAACAGACTTATGTTCAGAATTCTGCTCTGCAGGCTGATGCTGGTTTGAAACGTGCTCAGTCTGTTGCTGCTGATTCTTCTTCAAACTTAATGTGGTCTCAAACAAAAGGTCAAGAGATTGCCAATAAGATTCAAGAAGAGAATTTGAAGCAAGCGAAATTCATGACTCAGAATTCTGCTATTTCCTCTGAGAAGCAAAAGATGGTTTTTGATTATATGAAAGAGCACTCTGGAGCTTGGTCTCTCGGTCAATGGCTGCAACTTTTGAATCCGTTTGGCACATCCGCTCCAGTTGTCAATTCTGCTATTGGTGCGGCTCATCTTGCAAAATGATCGATACGATTCTTAAGTTCGTTAGTGTTTTGCTGAACTCTGGTTCAGCTGTTTGGGAGGCTTTTAAAGCCGTTAAAAATCTCTTTAAAAAGAAGTGAGGTTTATATGTCTCGTCGTCGTCATAAGCTTTCTCGTAAGGCATCTAAGCGTATTTTCCGTAAAGGTGCATCACGCACGAAGACTTTGAATACTCGTGCTACGCCCATGCGTGGTGGTTTTCGCATTTAAGCGTTAACCCTATTTACTTGCCGCGGTCGTCATAGTTATCATTTTGAACATCTCAATTTCATTTGTTTTACGCTATGGCTACTGCGGCTTTTCGTTTGACTCTCAAAGACTTTGGCGTCTGCTGGCTTGTTCCCGGCGAATCGACTTATGTCGGTCGTCGCAAGCTCGTGACTTGGACGCTTTATCGTGATCGTCCTTGGACTTCTTTAGTTTCTTTCCAAGTTCGTTCTCGCTCTACTCGTGAAACGATCCTTCGCGAGCTTCACATTGCGTGTCTTGAAAAATGCCTTGCTATCACCCGTTGACCGCTTATCGACTTGCTGGTCAGAAAACAAAGGATGGATGTAGTAACGCAGTTACTTTTGATCCGTCCAAAGCGATTCCTTTTAGTGAGTTCAAAGTTCCTTGTGGTCAATGCATCGGTTGCAGACTTTCTAAGTCTCGTGAGTGGGCTGCTCGATGTGTTGTTGAAGCTAAGTCACATAAGAACAATATGTTTTTGACGCTGACTTATGATGATGCTCATTTGCCTAAGGATGGTTCGCTTCATTATGAGCATTTTCAGTTGTTCATGAAGCGTATGCGCAAGTACTTCATGAGTCGGTTTGGTCAACAGCTTCGTTTTTTCATGTGCGGTGAATATGGCGATAAGCTTGGACGTCCTCATTATCACGCCATCATTTTTGGTGTGACTTTTGTTGATAAAAAGCTATGGTCTATTCGTCGAGGCAATAACTTTTATCGCAGTGCAACGCTTGAGAAGCTTTGGCCTTTTGGTTTTAGTTCTATTGGAGCAGTCAATTTCGAGACTGCGGCTTATGTTGCTCGCTACGTTACTAAGAAGATTACTGGTCCTTTGAAGCTTGAATATTACGACGGCAAAGTTGCTGAGTTTTGTCATTGCTCATTAAAGCCCGGCATCGGTCATGACTTCTGTGAAAAGTACATGACTGATATTTATACTAATGATCGACTTATTCTTAGTGAAAAGATTATGATGAACCCTCCGGCTTATTTTGATAAGTTGTTGGAGCGTTCTGATATTGTTCGCTATGAAGAGATTAAGCGATTGCGCGAAA